CGGGCCGTCAATCAGAGTCTGTGAGGTTACAGCATCAGCCATAACTACCTCCTATTACTGGTCAGCGAACACAGGTGCAGTTGCACTCGTAACGGTACCAAAGATCTGATAGTTAGTTGCATCTACACCCATGATGGTAATATCAAACCCAGCAGGTACGTTTACTTGTATGCTGCTGTTCGAGTTGCCATCGGAAAATACCGCACTAACTTCGTTGTCAGTATCTAAGAAAGTAACACCACCAATATAGAAATTAGTGTTACCGGGAGTGACAATGATTGCGTCCGTAGCATCTGCTGCACCGCCTGCGTAAACAAAGCGGAACATAGCACCGGCAACAGGTGCTGGCAGCGTGTAAGTGTTGTCTTGCGTACCGTCTGGAACAAGCAGTACTCGACCACTATGCGTAGCGTTAGTAAGCGTTACGTTTCCGTCAGAAAGGCTAACTGGAGCACCACCGTAAGTGGTAATTTCAGTGATTGCGCCGGTATCACCATCTTTGCTGATAGACTTAAAGCCATTTTCCGAGCGGACTGGGCCGTTGAATGTCGTATTAGCCATGTGTATCTCCTGTCGTGGCTATTGTCAGGTACGGGATGCACCTGTCAGGGATAAAATACTTATACAGTAGAAAAAGAAAAGGGGCAACAGTGTGCCCCTTCTCATGCAGCGTTTTACGCTCCGGGTGAACCGAAAATCCCAAGTGGGTCGGACACGCCAAAAGAATAACGCTCGCGGGCTTTATAGCGCGAGTTGCCCGTATCGAAGTCTGCATCCATAGATGTAGCCATCGGGGTACGAACAAAGTGCTTCAAGCCATTCGGTACGTCGGTGGTCAAGAAGAAAGCATCTGTGTCAGTCAGATAGTGATTGACTGTGTAGCCTTCTGGAATTGACCCATTGCTGCGAATCGCGTTCAAGTCGTTGTCAGCGGTTCCAACTCGACCTTCAGTCTCCAGCAAACGAGTTGCCACAAACATCAGATTGGGTGGGATGACCAGCTTACGAGGACGTGCTGCGATCAACAGACCACGCTCATCAGTCCAACCAGCGATCTGGATAACGGCGGCTTCCAAAGAAGTCTCGTTAAGATCAGCCGCGACAGCGGGACGGTTTGAGTTGGTACCACCAGAAACAAGTGGGTGTGCAGTTGAACACAGAGTCTGTCCGTCACCGTAAGTGGTGCCAGCAGCAAACGCATTGTTCAAAATTGCAGCACCTTTAACCTGCTTGGTGTACGCCATAGCGCGTGCCAGAGCCTTCGTGTAACGAGCTGACAGCGAATCGTAGAGATTATCTTCGATTGCTTCCTCGGTAACACTAAAGCCCATAGCTATCGTCTCGTGCGTATAGCGAGCAGTAAATGCTTCTTGTGCGTTGTCATATTCAATCGCAGAACCTTCGTCTTTGACGGGGGCTGCGGAGAAACCTGACAACTTGGTTTCTTCTTCAAATGAGCGGTCAGAAGTCTCTGATTCAAAGATTTCTTTGTGCTCTTCACCGTACTTAGCGTACTCCATTCCAAACAAAGCGTTCAGTCCGGGTAGGAGTTCTTTAAGTAATTGCGCTCTTGAAATAGCCATTTTACCTTACTCCTTATACACCAGTTGTGTTATCAAACTGATGACCTGCGTTCCACTTAACGTAGGCTTCAGTAAACCCGCCAGAGCTGTTCTTGGTCTCTTGAACCAGATCAACAATACGGAATGGAAGCGTTGCTGTAGTGGCAGACGTATCAGAAATAGCGCAACGAGAGTTACCCGAAGTGCTGTCTCCAGTATTGTCTACACCAGCTACGTTCGCGCCGATGTCAGTAATCGCCAAGTCACCAATCGTTGTACCTGAAGATACAACAGCAACCTTGAACAAAACATCAGTTGCGTCACATACATACGCTTCAATATCAGAAGCGGCAGTGCTAGCAATATAGTTTTGTCGGAAGGTCTTTTGACCAGTGTTGGGATCGGTGTACGAAACACCCATGAAAACTCCGATTGGAGTCATAGCAGCGTCAAACGTATCACGCTCAACGGTGCCTCCGGTCACTAGCTTAACAGCGTCCCCGTAGAAGATTGCGGTTCCGTAGCCACTAGCAATGCTGTAGTGCCGTACGGTACCCACATAAGGTACACCACTTAACAGTTTGACCGGAACAAGCCCATAAGGGCCACTTACAGTAGGATAAGCCATTTTAAGCTCCTATTAAGTTCCATTGCCAAAAGTCACCTTTGTCTTTCTGTCGTTAAACAAAGGCATACGTGCGTCATTTTCACGCATCAGGTTGTTGTCCACAGACTGTATTTGGTTTCTAGCTTGCTGTTCATAGTGCGCGTTTCTCTCATCTGCAATCTCTTGAGGTACTTTGCACAGCATGAGTCCGCCTTGGACGATGTTATCAGCAAACTTTTCCTGCTCCACGTTCAACACTGTGAACTGTGGGTAGTCTTCGGCCCTTACGGGTTCCCAACCTTCGCGTAATTTTGAGGAGACATTAGTAGCGTCTACCTGACCTAGCATAGACACACGAACCCAACGAAATGCGTAGCCATCTTCAGGCTCAGGGGTAGGTAATACCTCCGGTCGCTGCCAAGATCGCTTACGAGTTTCCGTTTCACGAGTTGTGTTGTCTCGCTTGATTCTGTTTTCAGCCATTATTGTTCCTCATTTCAAGTGCAGCCTGTCTGGCGTATTCTTCTAACGGTACTCCGAGTCTGTTAGCGAGTGCTACCTGTGTTTTAGTTAGCGTCACTTTGTTCGGTGCTGTGCTTCGCGTTGCGGGAGCCACTACGTTAGCGGATTGCTTACGTGTTTCCTGCGGTTCTTGCTGCTCTACAACATCATCGAACTCTTCTGGGAATACTTTTCGCATACGAGAATTAATTGTCTCGTAGTATTCGTCAGATCGTGGGTCAACCCCACTCTCAACCAATTTTTGATGCAACCCCATAGCGTATGCTGTCATCTCGTGGTCAACATGGAACCAAGAAGAATTTTCTTCTACCCATGCTTCTGCCTTCGGATCACGTACTCGCTGTGGAGTGGGTTGGGGATCTTGTACCCCAGTATCCTCTTCTTGTAAAGAAGGTAATCTAAAATTATCTAGTTTATCTGCCTTTAGTTTGGCAGCGGTTAGGTGCTCTTGAGCTTCTAACAGCCTATCGGCGTCACCACTTTCGTAGGCGTCCTTATACGCTATTTTGGCCCCATTTAGTTCAGAGTCAACCACACGTTTAGCCTGATCTAACAAAGCCTCGCGTGTCGTACCTACATCACCCTTTAACGTCTTATTCTCTTCGAGGAGACGTTGTGTCAGAGCTTCTAGCTCTTGTCGCTCTCTGAGGGCGGATTCTTTGGCACGTCGTTCGTCGTGGTAGCCTTTGCTGATGTGCTTGATTCGGTTACGTACTTTCTCAGAGTAGCCTTCCAACTCCTCATCCGTGACATCAGACGGGGGTTTAGATGGCTTACGGTCACGATCAGCCTCTGGCGTGTCATCAACAACTTCGATTTCCAGCTCTGCTTTAGGCTCTTCAACCTCAACTTCAGGTTCGACCGGAGTATCTGCATACTCTTCCGCAGTCTTTTTACCAGATAGATCAATTTCTACCTCCCCAGAATCTTCTATTACTATAGAGTCCTCTTTCTCTTCATCAGGGAAGCTGTATTCAACTTTTTGAAACGGCATTTTCCTTCCTTACGCTCGTGTTACACCACGGGGGTCTACTACAACAGCTTCGATAGAGTCATCGTTCATCAAACGGTACTCTACGTCACCAACCTTAAACCTAGTGCCTGAATTAGCACGAAACATAACATAATCACCCGGTTTACACCAAGGGCCAGTAGGGAACCTTTCAGGGTCGTTATAGGCTTGCTCACCCATATCCATCACAAGGCCGATGATTGACATTACGTACTCTTGATTTTTTGTAGTGTCAGTCTTTAGCAGGTCAGTGCCGTCGAAGGTTTCTTCGATCTGCGGTAGTGCAACCAACACTCTATAGCCTACAGGTATAGGTAGTTGTGCTTCTAACTCTTCAGCGGTTTCAATTGTGTCAACAGCTTCACTCATCGTCGTACTCCATTTTGCGCGAGAGGTCGTCTACATAGTTCAGACAGGTTTCGAGACCTCGAATCAAACCTGTGGTTTCTTTGTACATGGAGAAGTCTTTAGCTCCCCCACCACCTAGAAATTGTAGTGCAGAGGCTTTATCAGCCTCGATTCGTTCTTTTAGCACGTCTAAGACGGTTGCAGCCATTATTGGCCTCTATTGTTGTTGGAATCCTTCATGGTCTTGAGCAAGTCAAGATCTAACTTTGTATTGTCCTTCCTTCTATCTGCGGCAAGTTTAGCGCCTGCCTTCTGCGCGTCTATCTGTAACTCTTGCTGCTTCAGGGCCAGTTCAGCCTGATCCATCTGAGCGTCTTGCATATTTTCTTGCGCTTGTAGCTGTAGTTTGGCCTGTTCAATCTGGGCATCTGCCTGATCTTTAGCCGCCTTACGCTGCACTTCTTGCTGCTTGATCTGTAGTTCGGCCTGTTGCATTTGTACAACAGGGTCTTGAGCCTTCTGCTGCGCTTGCTGTTGCGCCTGCCGCTGCTGGTTTTGTTGCGTAAGTTGCTGCCCAGCTTGAGCCATGAGGCGGGCAAGATTGACCTCCATGTTCTCCGGTAGCTCGGCGTTCGGGTTTGGTAGGGGGGCACCAATTTTCTCTTCCATCTCCTTGCGGTACTTGAAGCCAAGGTGTTCCGCAATATGCGCCTGCAATGCAGCAGCGATACGCTGTGCTTGAGGGTTTTGCCCAATAGTAGCCGCCACCATCGGATCTTGTAGAAACGACTGGTGCGCTGCCATGTGAGCTTCGTGATCTTGGTAGATAAACGCTTTCATGGGCTTACCGTTCAAGGCGTTCATATTCTCGCTAACTGGGTCAGTCGGGCGAATGTCGTCTGTGGTTGGGACTAACTTGTCAGCATTCTTAACGCCCAACACCTCTATCATCTGCCTGTGTAACTGCGGTAGGTCGTAGATCTGTGGTGCTGACTGAGCCATCTGCAATACCGCTTGGTACTGCACAACACGCTGCGCCATCGTAGAGCTGTTCGGGTCACTGACGGGTATGACATCGACTGACATATAGTCTGCAACGCGGGCACTTACCTCGCCTCGTATCGGCTCGTACGCATACTCTTCCGGCGCATGTTCCGCCATGATGGACTTGAGCAGTTTGAACTCTTGCTTCATGGCGTAGTGGACACGGGCCTGTACCGCAGCCATAGGCTTGAGCGTACGCTCTAACAGCGCCAACGTAGTGCCTACAGGAGCATTTGCCGACATATCAGAGATGTTCATGTCACTGATAGCGCCCAGACGACGGCCTTCTTGGGTTATCTGGTTGAGTAGGGCTAAGAGAGTCTGGCTTGGTTCCTTATAAGGAAGCGGTAAGATGTTATCTCGTATAGCACCAGACGGGACATCTACGTCTTTCCACTCGCCCGGCTCTATGGGTGTATCATCACCCTTTATACGCAGTCCACGGGCTTTCAGACCACCCGGCAGGTTTGATAGCGTGCCAGCGTCCACCAGTTGCCGTATCAGCGACGTTCCGGCTTTAGCGTACCCCCCTATGATGTGGATAAGACCCAGCCCATAGAACCCAAATCCCGGCACATACACGTAGTGCACAAAATGCTGGCGCTTCAGCATCAACGAGTCATCGGGGTTCCAGTTTCGGCGTATTGCCAATATCTCGTTCGAGCCGCGCTCCAGTGTCACCACGTACGGTTTAGCGATATCCTCGTCCGAGTCATCTACACCATCAATGACCAGATCTGCATGGATCTCGTATAGAGAGTAGCGGTTGTCGTTTGTCAGCGAGTAGCCACCTTCTTCGGCCTTACGCTCTTCAATATCTGTGTGGTACGGCTGTGGCTCACCCAGATCCATGTCTCGGTAAAACCCACCGGCTTGCAGTTTCTTCAGATCGTTCTTTGTCTTACGCATGATGTGCGTAACACGTTCTGCGGTTTCTATATGAGACGCGCCATACGGCACAACGACATCTTCGGCGGGTATGTATACGGCAGTCTGTCGGCCTATATTCGGGTCAAAATATACCTTCTTGAACGCACTACCAGCCAAGCCAAGGCTGTACAACAGGCGTTCGTGCTCTGGTCTGTACTCCACCATGCGCTCGGTGAGTTCGTAGTTCATATCCGCTTTTACGCGGCTTGCCGCTTCTTCCTTGTCTTTGTCTTCCACACCAATGATCTTGACCTTTACAGGCCCAGCGGCAGGGAATGTCTCTGACATAGTTTCTGCTTGGAAGCGTATGGCTGCTTCAGCGAGGACTGTGGAGTACACACCACATGCACCATCCCACGGCTCTGTACGCTCTTCGTACTTGAAGCCCAGTACATCTAGTCCCTTAACAAACGTATCGGCCCAGTCCTTGCGGCTACCGATGTCAGAATCTACTAGGCCAACCAGATCATCAGCAAGTTCAGCCAGCACGCTGTCATCCAACACTTCTGCCAAGTTAGCATCGAAGGGGAGCATGTCTGTGGGTTCTGCGTCAGGGATGATGACGATTTCTACACTACCGTCATCCAACACAACCATCTCAGGATCGACAATCTCAATCTCCAGAGTGGAGTCGTCGTCTTCTGTGGCTGCGTCAATACCTTCAGGCGCTGCGTACAAACTTTTTTCTATAGCCATAATCTATCTCTAGTAGAACCCGCTTCCACGTCGTTTGAAGTATCTTTGTTCTTCCGGCTCGTCTGTCGGTAGTCGTATAAACCCGCCCTGCCTGAACCGCATGAGTGCCATAACCGTCGAGTCAACCAAGTCATCATGGCTCATAAACGGAAACCCAGCAATCTCCTCAACTACCTCTTCTGCCCACCGTGTAGGAGGAACCCACACCAAACCAGACGCGACAATATCAGATACTGAGTTTAAGCGTGCAAGTTTATCACCTGACCCTCTGTGGGGTGTGTACTCCGAAACTGGCAGTCCCATACGCCTCATCTCTTGATACAGCGCCGTACCCGATGATTTCTTCTCTACGATGAACGCATCAGGCTCCCACTCATTATACTCTTCCAGCGCCATGTCTTTCAGTTCTGGGAACTCCATGCGCTTCTTTATACTGTTCAGCAGGATGATATTGTAGTTGTTAGTCTCTTCGTACAGGAATACACCCCACGTAGTCAACGCCGTAAAGTCCGCACGGTTGTGTTTCTCTGCTGCCGCGTCCAACGACATAATAATGTACTCACAACTCGGAGGCCGTTCCTGCTCCCATATCTGCCACCACTCCCGCTTGACCAGCGCAGCCTCTTCCGCCGTGGGTGTTTGCTGATACTGCGCGTTCCACTGGAATGTTGGCATGGACGCCTTAGTTCGCAGCAATGCCTCTAGGTCAAAGAACTCAGGCCATAGTGGTTTTTCTACAATATCGTCTGTTTCCTCATCCTCCACCTCTAATATGGCGGGAAACTCTACCACCTCGTACTCATCTGCCCTGTCGTTCTGCACCATGTCGCGTGTAACGCGCCCCGTTAAATCATCCATATGCCATCGGGTCTGAATTATAGCTACACGACCCCCCGGCATCAGACGAGTACGCGCTCCAAACGTAAACCACTCGTATGCTTTCTCGAAAACAGAGAAATTACCGTTGATTACGTCCTGTTCCGAGTGCGGGTCGTCCACCAACAGCAAATCTGCACCGCGACCAGCCAGTGCAGAGCCAATACCACACGCATAATACTCGCCACCGACGTTTGTGTTCCATCTACCGGCTGATTTTGAGTCGCTCGCAAGCTGAACGGTGGGAAAAATGGCCTGATATGCGTCTGTAGAGATAAGATTCCGCACTTTTCTACCAAAATCCACCGCCAAATCAGTGGTGTGCGACACCATCATCACTTTTTTGTTCGGATTGCGCCCCAAAAACCACGCAGGAAAGAAAATAGAGACAAGTTGGGACTTACCGTGGCGCGGTGGGATGTTCACACAGATGCGATCCTTCCTACCTTTCTCAATATCCATGAGCAAGTCAGCCAAAATGCGGTGGTGCTTACCCACAATGTAGTCTGGCTGCATACGTTTGCAGAATTCTATGAGGTCGTCGTACGCTTCTTTGTTCTTTCGGCGTATCTCCAGCTCATCGACAATGCGATTTATCTCTATAACCTCTTCGTCCGTAAACGAATCAAGGTTATTGAGCATCTGCTCCACTTCTTCCTCACTAAAGTTGGGAACGGCCTCAATCATCGTAGTCTGTATAGTCCGCATCCTCTACCGGCTGCACCAGTTTCTCCAACTTACCACGCAACTTGTTACGTAGATCTTCAGTTGACTGGTGTGTAACCGTCACTTCTGACTTCTCTGCAAACAGACCTACGTCTGAGATCTTACCTAGTAGCTCTAACGCACGCATCCGTATGCGCGGGTCGGCGTTCTCCGACTCTAGTAATAGCTTGTTTGTGACCAGATGTCTTATCTGGACTGCACTCTCTGCTACTGAGTGTCCGAACTCTTGGAGGATGTTGTTGGTAAGTATGAGGGAGGCAGGTGTAAGAGTCGAAATCTTCTTCGTGGTAGCCTTCTTAGAAGTTCTTTCAGGATCTTCAGCATAAGCCGCAACAAGTTTTGCAGCGGTATCTTTGTCTTCTTTATCGGGTTCAACGTCCAAACCGTATTCAGATAACTCCAGTGCTGTGTTGCAAGCAGCTTCAGCCTTGTGTCTAAGGTCTTCGTACGAAGACTCATCAGAGAATGGCACACCTATCTCGGGGGTAATAAGTAGGGTCATGTTTGCGTAATTGTTTTGTGATTATCTTGTGATTACCTTGCGGGCATCCACTCACTGGAACGTAGTTGGAGAAAATACAACATGCCACCAGAGGAAACAAGAGCCTGCAAGGTGTGCGAAAAAGAAAAACCGCTAGATAAATTCCCTACGAGTCACGGTTATAGGGGCCGCACTTGTAAAGCCTGTAAGCACGCTCGCAAAGACGCTATACGCAACCGTAGTTACGAAGACTTCCTCAAGTACGCTTTAGCGGGCCTAAAACACAGTCGGGAGAAAAAACAAGGTATGGAATTTACTGTCACCGTGGGCGACTTAATAGACTTATGGGAGGAGCAGGACGGACGCTGTGCTTTGAGTGGGTTAGTTATGACCCGGCACCGGGGGTTCGGAGAAACTGCTACCAACGCAAGTATAGATCGGATAGACCCTGCAAAGGGGTACGTCAAATCCAACATACAGCTTGTGTGTTGGCAGGCCAACAAAATGAAGCACGCTCTACCGCAGCCGGAGTTCTTTTTCTGGGTTCGCCAGATCAACGATACCCTGACCGGAGAATAAGCCGGAAAGGCTAAAACCCGGCATCTCAGTCCCTTGACAAACAAAAAATTTTTTAGGGGGACTTATTTTTTAGGGTGGGGGGTGTTCTGTGTAGAGGGGGGTGGGGGTCAAAACGGGCGGAAAATCAAAATGTTCGCGCAGATTAGTAATATATACGCAGACATGACTGCAATAGCACAGCGGCGGGTAGGGGGGCGGTGGGTATCTTGTACGTCCGTACAGGGTGCTATCTATTGCAAAAACGGAAACCCATGGGATTCTAAGGACATGGGGCAAGTCCTTGCTTCATCGGTCGCGGTACCGTCTGCCGCACATTGGAGACACATAGTATGTCTATGAAAACCAAAAAGGTTAGTGGCGACCAGACAGCCACACCCACCATTGCCCTAGTAAAGGGTGATAATCGTAATCTGTCCGACGTGGAGCGTAATCAATTACGCACCATCGGCGCTGTGATACATGGCGCTGCAGCGGCGGACAAACACGCTGAGATTACCAGCGCGAGAGTGTATGACGAAATGCACGCTAATGAAGTGCATTCGTCAGAGTATCTTGCACCGGTGAAAGACGATTACCCGATGGGTAAAGATGATCCTATGTTCGAGCAGGATTATCGTTTCTTTCAATCTAAGCAACTCGAAGTTGCTATCGGCGCGACAGAGGATCGAAACGTATATCTCGAAGGTATGCGGTCTCGAGATCCAGAGGGTGGATGGGAACCAATGCCCGCCATAATTATGAAGGATCTGCCTAAGTTACTGTTCCAGCTCAAAACGGCTGACCAGTTAACGAAGGCCGGATATGCTCCGATTGTTCACACTCACATGGAGGCCATCAAGGCAGCTATGCGAAAGGGCATGAAGCGTATCCGCGAGGGTCTGGAAACACGCGAAGCAAATGCCGAGCAGGTAGAGCTTGATCCTGAGATAGTGTTGGCGAGTAAGATCGCTAAAAATATCGCGGCCTGCTACAAACTCATCACATCGGATGAGAATGTTAAAGGACAACGCGAGAAGATCGCCGCCGCTAGGGTATTCGCTGAGGCGTGCGATGTCACTGAGATTTACGATCCTATGATCTCTGAAATCTAAACCAACATGGGGACACGCAAGTGTCCCCTTTTCTTTTAACATCTTACTAGGAAACAAAAATGATTCGATGCATTTTGTCTTTTATTCTCGGCTCGGCTGTCACGATGCTCACCTATGTTGCATACATGGAGGCATCGTATGCCGGAGTCCTACTATCTGGTTCTATGATAGGCGCATCTATCTGGTGGGTGTGGTCAGCAGGTAAATCCATCAAAGACGACATCAACCAAACATTCTGATCAACAGGCAGGCACCGTGTGTGTCTGCCTTTTTTTATGCCTATCGAAACCAGTTCCCAGATCCGCGCCGAGCATTGAGCCTAGCACCGACCGTTTGAGGCCAGTTCCCAGATCCGCGTCGAGCA